GATACGGTTTACATGGACGAAACGTCCATGCTCATGGTGCACAATCCGTACCAGTTGATTTGTTTTTCCGGGCTTAACGCGAATGAAGCAAGAGAGCTGGCTGATGAACTGGATAAAATCCGTGAGCCGATGATAACGGCATATTCAAAAAAATCAGGCAAGAGCCGTGAAGAAGTTATCGCGCTTATGGACGGCGAAACCGGAAAAGGAACATGGCTTACTGCGGCGGAGGCGATTGAATTCGGGCTGGCTGATGACTATACGCCTGAAAACAAAAAGCCGATAGAAGTCGCCGCAATGATTAAACCTGGGGTGTATAACTATCGCGGTCATAAAATTGACCTAACGGGTTATGACAAGGCAGCCGAGAAAACTGCCGGAATAAAAAACTCTAACATAGGGGGTATTTCTATGGCGTTATTCGGAAAGAAGAAGAATAACAAAAAAACGGCTGCCAAAGTACAACCAAAGTCGGAAATTACTTTTGTTGAAATGGTATGCCCGAGCTGTGGCGGGGCTGTAAACTTGAATCCCGAAACAGGGGAAACATTTGCAGGCGCAGGCGACACGCAACAGGCGGAACCGCAGGGCGGCGGCGATGAACCTGCGGCAACATTGGCAAGGCGGATGCCGGGCAATGTGAGGGCGGCAATTTATAACGTAAATTGTCCGCATTGCGGCGATGAGTTTGTTTGGGATACGGACGCGAACGCAGACGGCGATCCCGGCACACAGACAACGGAAGCCGTACCTTTGGGAAGCGGTACTGCCGGACAGGATCAGCCAGGCAAGAAAACTGTCGCCGCGAGTAGCAAGAAACCTGTTATTGCAAATAACAAGAAACCTGTCGCTGCAAAGATTGTTGCGGAACTGGCGGAGGCAGTATGCCCGAATTGCGGGGCCGCAGTCGAGTATGACACCGACACCGCAGAAACAGGCACGGACGAAGCAGGAACCGAGGGGTATTTGCTGACTTGCCCTGAATGCGACACGCAATTTATTGAACCGCCTGTGTCCGCTTCGCCTGTCGCTATTCCGGCTAACACAACGGCTCAAGCCGCATATCGTATGGGAGTGCTGGCGGAAAGAAACCGTATGATGGCTCTGGACGAAATGGCGGCTGCCGCGCCGGGTGTGGAAAATATGATAGCAGCCGCAAAGCGGAGCGGCTCATCGGTCGAGGCAATGAGCCGGAATGTTTTCCGGGCTATGTCAAAAAATCCAAACATGAAGGCGACACAGTTTGTTCAGGCGCTTGGCCGGGATGTGGAAGCAAGCAGAGTGAATGAACTCCGTATGCCCCAACATCATAACAAGAAAACTGAGTTTGCCGACAGCGTTTTTGACGCGCTGAATAATAGGTAAGGGAGGAAGTATGGAAAACTTATACAAGCCGAATGTCAACACATCGACAGTTGACGATCTTATTTCTGGGACACTTGTAACGGCAAAGGTTGTTCCGGTAACAGTAACCGGAACAGGAATCGTAAAGCGCGGAACTCTGTTGTCGAGCGAGGACGGGGAAACCTATGAAGCTGACGCGGAGAATATCCAGTGCGTGCTTTTGGCGGATGTCAATGCTGATGATCCTGATTCAAATGTTGGGCCGGCTGCTTTCGGCGGCGAGTTTAACCAGATCAAAATCGAGGAAGTCATGGGAGAGGAATTAACCCCATTGGCTGTTCACAACGCACGTATCGGGTCGAGGATATTCATAGCTCCTATGAATCCCGCGCCGGAAGCATTTTAAGGAGGGTGTAGAAAAATGGCTGATTTAATTAACAGAAATGATCCCAGGACACAGTTGCCGCCTGTTTTAACGGTAAGGCCTGCGTCAACGTTTTTCCGTGATCACTTCATGGGCGGCTCTGACGAATATTTTCCCACTGAGAATGTAGAGTGGGACAAAGTGAAAGAAGGCGCTCCCATGGCGCGGTTTGTTGGAGATGATTTGTATGTGGAACCGACAAAAAGGACAACGTTCGATACGGACGAAATCAAAACTCCGAAAATGCAGGAACGCCGCGTAATTGGCGCAGAGGATATTAAAAAGCGCACTGCCGGAGAAAATATTTTTTCTCCGAAAACAGAAGCGCAACGCGCAGCGGAGCTTCATACAAAGGATTTGAAGTTCTGCTTGGATTCTATAGACAACCGGATCGAGGTTATGTGTTCCGATTTTATTACAAAGGGACGCATTGCTATCGAAGGCAACGGGGTAAACCGTGAAATTGATTACGTGTTGCCTCACAGGGAAGTTTTGACAGGTGATGATCGTTGGGGCAAAGGGGTCAGCATTATTACGTCTATGAGGCAGAGGGTGGCAATACTGAGACATCTCGGTAAAACCGTCGATGAAGTCATTATGTCCCCTGAAGTTTGGGAGGTTATGTATTCCGATCCTGAAATTCAAAGGCTGTTAGACATTCGGAATTTTGAGTTTGGGCATTTCAAACCGGAGCTGGTGTCTAAATACGGGGCAGCGCAGCCGGTAGGTATGCTCTCCGATCCGCGTGTAACGCTTTACACTCAAGACGCTGAATACGGACCGAAGAACAACCGCCAGCGGCAGCTTCCTGTCGGAATGGTTTTGTTTGTTTCCCCGGATGCGCGTAAAAACAAACTCGGGTACGGCGCTTATACCTACATGGATGAAGATGATAACTGGGTAACTGTCAGCGGACGTTATGTGCAGGAATTTTTCAAACAAAGACGGCCGCCGAAAGAAGAGGTGCTTGTTACGTCTCGGGCTGTTCCGATGCCGTATGATGTCGAATCCTGGTATGTTTTACAGGCTCTATAGGAGGAAGGATGAAAACGATTAAGTATGTTGCCTACGGCAACTGTAAGGTCAAAGTCGGCGGTAAGGAATACTCCGGTACACAGGTTATCCCTACTGGCGATAAGGGTCTCAGCGAAAAAGACATTGAACGTCTTTTGAAAGACAGGTTTATCCGCAAACTGGAATTGGATGAGGACGGCACGGAAACAAAGCCGTCCAAACCCGCTCCGAAGAAACCCAGCAAACCGGCTGAAAAACCAAAAACCAGAGAAGAACTGATTGCGGAGGCCGCAGGGTTAGGGCTTATGGATCAGATCACCGAGGCAACAACCGATGAAGAAATTCAAGGGTTGATTGCGGAGGCGCAAGCGAAATGACTTTTGAGGAACAGATCAACGCCGACATAGATAACGTTTTTTTCAAGACCGATGAGTTTGCGGAAAGCGTTTTAATTGACGGTCGATCTGTTCCAATAATTCTTGATAATGATGCGCTTAATGGAAAGTCAGATTTGTATGCTATGGGTTTATCGGAAGGTGAACAATTTATTTTCATAAAAGAAAAAGATATGCACCGCCTTCCGCAACCCGGCGAAGTGCTTTCAAAAGACGGCAAAGATTGGTATGTCAGGCACGCGGTCAGTGAAAAGGGCGTGTTTAATATTCGGATTGGCAGGAATCAATTATGAGTAGTTATTCATCGACAAAAAAGGCTTTTAGCGGCAGTGGCAAAGTACATGGCTCTGTTATGCCTAATATAGAGTTTAACTGGCGCAGGTCTGATTATGACAGAATCGTCCAAAGGCTTGAAAAAATAGCTAACAGAACAACACTCAGAAAAGCTATAAACCGTGCCGCGAAACGTGCCGCAGATTGCGGGGTAACATTCATCAAAAGAGGCATTGCCGCTGACACTACTCTTTCTCCCACTGATATTGGCAAAAAGGTAAAACCATACGCGCACGGCAGTCCGTTGGATATGTCAATCGGCGTTAAAATAAGCGACACCGCGCGTCCGTTATCTGATTTTTCATTTACGCCTAAAAAACCACAATATAGAACGGCTCCGGTAGTAGAGATACTCAAGGGGCGAAAGCAGAAATGGGATAAAGGCGCATTTGTAGCAAAGATGCCGAGTGGACACATTGGGATTTTTCAGAGAGAGACCGATGAACGAATGCCAATAATACAGAAAACAGGTCCCTCCGTTACCGGGTTATTCAAGGAAAATGAAAACGTACATCAAATGGTTTGGGAGAAAATCTTTGAAACATTTGAACAACGTGTAGAACACGAATTGGAGTTTTTGTTAAATGGAAATAATTAACCGTTCGCCGCCTGGCCTTGTGGATGCTCTCTGCAAACGCATTGAGACTTTATTAGCTCCGTCGTTTTGGTATGAAGCGCAGCAATTTGATGACGGCGATAATGAGGAATATCACACGCCTCATGTTCATGCTCAGTATTTGCCGTTATCAAAAACAGAATCGGAGAAGCGCGATAAGTCGAAAGATTATCCGATAGTGCAGGTAATATGTAACTCGGGTACTATCAGCGATTTTTCCGAAACATCAAATGGTTCTGAAATAAACATACAGATTTTTTTTGGCGGATACAGCAAGGACACGGATTGCCAGGGCTGGCGCATACCAGCGGCAATGCTATGGCGCGTATTACAGGATTTATTAGCTAATACAATCCTTGAAGGGTATCAGCTAAATACGCCCGTTAAATGGTTTACATCGAACAGTAAAGACAAGCAAGAGCCGCCGTATTACACGGCGATGATTGAAACGGTTTGGCAGGGAAGCCCTCCAGCCGTCGAGGTTCCCGAAGAGGGCGATCTCTTTGGGAATAAAAACAATGACGAAAAACCTATCGCACAGAATTCAGATTCAAATGAATCTGGCGAAGGTTAATATCAGGAGGGAAAATAATGGCTTATTTTCACGGAATACGGATCACTGAATCGCCGACACCGTTACAAGTGCCGGCACAGGTAGATTCATCAATGCCGGTAGCGATTGGTGTAGCTCCGGTTCACAGGCTGGAAAACCCGGCTATTGCGGTTAACAATCCGTCACTCATTTTCAATTTTGCTGAGGGCGTTGCTGACATGGGATATGTGGAGCCGAAACATTGGAAAAAGTTCCCATTGTCCATGATGCTGTATTCGCAAATGCGCCTTCACTTGGTTTCTCCGTTGGTTTTAATCAATGTTTGGGACCCGACAAAAGACGCGCAAGATGTCGCAGTAACGGATTTACCGGTGATCAATGGCATTGCGACAATAGACGATCCTATGGCTATGATAAGCACGGTCAAGGTTCACAATGCGGTTGTAAGCAGCCCCAATTATGTAAGGGATAACGATTACAGCCTGCGGTATGACGGCGATAAACTTCTCATAACAATTGCCGAAGATGGAACTATTCCAACCGGGACAACATCGTTAAGCATTACATACAAACAGGCAACAGTTGACAATGTAACAAAAGCCGACATTGCCGGAGGCGTTGACCCGAACACAAACAAGCGGACAGGTATTGAACTTGTAAATGAAGTATTCATGGACAAACGCAAAATTCCAGGCTTCCTGCTTGCCCCGGGATGGAGCCACATACCGGAAATTGCGGCCCTGCTTTTGGGCAAGGCTGAACACCTTGAAGGTGAATTCAGTTGCATGGCGCTTCTTGATCTGCCGACAACCGGACAGTATGCGAATTACCGAAACCTGCCTAAATGGAAAAATGACAACAGCTACATAAGCCCATTTGCCTTTGCGGACTGGCCGTGTGTGAAAATTGGCGATCAGGTTTTTTATGCGTCTGTGCGGCTGGCAGGTATGTACGGCGAAATTGACAACCGTAACGGCGGCTTGCCGTATGAACAGGCGTCAAATAAATCGCTGTCAATGACGGATATGTGCGATGAGGACGGTAACGTAATACCGATGTTGTCTGTTACTCAGGCAAATTATTTGAATGAAAATGGCATTGGTACATTCATTAACATGGACGGCTGGCGTGCATGGGGTGTTGAAACAACCGCGTTCCCCGGCAATACGGACATCAAAGATTTTGAGCGCAGCGTAAGGCGTATGTTCAGCTTTGTGCAGAACGTTGTTAACCGGACCATGTGGCAAAATGTTGACAAGCCCATCCGCAGATTGTTGATCGATACCATCCTGCTTACCGGCAACGAGTATCTTAATACTCTGCAATCAAGGCAGGCAATTATCGGAGGCCGTGTGGAGTTCCAGAGGGCGGATAATAACAATCAGGGAATCATGAGCGGAAAATTATTTTTCCGTGTGTTCCTTACTCCGTCCAATGCCGCAAAGGAACTGGAGTTTAACTTCAGTTATGACCCGAGTTACCTTGAAGGTTTATTTTAAGGAGGGATGAGATGAGAGCTGGTATTGCAATATTAAATAATGTTTTCAAGGTGTATTCAGATAACAAGGCTCTTGACGGTACTGTTACTGTTACATTGCCGTCATTTGAATTGGCAACCGAAGCCTTCAAAGGCGCGGGGCTTGCTGGTGAAATCAACGTGCCGGTTCCGGGCAGTATGAGCGCAATGACGGTAACAATTAGCTGTCCGGTTATTTACGGGGAACTTACAAAGTTTATGGAATTGGGCTCTACCAAAACTATAGACTTGCGTAATGAAATTGTCGTGCAAAATCCCGATAACCACGCGCAGGAAAAAGTCCCCAACCGCTGGGTGTTGAAAGGCCCGTTAAGCGCCGCAAACCCCGGGAAAGTGGAACAGAAGGCGACAGGCGATGGGGAAATTACCATGCAGCTCTATTACGCGCATCATTGGCTGGACGGGGAAGATATTCTTGAATGGGATCCGTTCAAATTCATTTATACCGTCAATGGCAATGATATGCTGGCGGAAACCAGACAGAACCTGCTGGTGTAGGTTAGGAGGGTTTGAATGTTTTTAGGAACAGTAAAAGTAAAGCTGTCAAAAACTGATTTGAAGTGGGAAGGCCGCGAAATCCCCATTGTTGAGTTGGACTTTGGAAAAGTCACGGGGGCAATTATAAACCAAGTGGAGCGCGAAACATTCCAGGGCGGCAATATCTCTGGACTGAATCGGCCCACATCCTCAGAGTATTGCGCACGCCTTGCGGCGGCAATCTCCGACGTTCCTTTCAGGTTTATCGAGAAATTGCCTTTTTATGACTATGAAAAAATCTGGCAAACCGTGTCTGTTTATATCAGGCACGATAATCCCCAGAAGTTTTACGATCAGTTTACAGAAGGTGATGACGAGCCGGGTTTTACAGAGGCGGCAAAAGAAACGGCAACAACGAAGCCGAAAACAGAGCCGCCGACAGCGAAATAAACGTATTTGAATTTGACGATCCCTCTGACTATATCATGGGGATTTGTTTAGGGCTTGCGATGGTAGCTCATACTTCGATAACGGATTTAGAAAATATGCCGTTATCGAAGTTATTAGCATATAACGCAAAACTTGAAAACGCGCTGAAAGAAATGAGCAAACCGAAACCGGGAGCGGGTAAATAAATGGCTGGTAAAAGTACAATATGGGATTTAGCTCTCGAAATCACCGGAGACGACAAAGGCGCGACTGCGGCTCTTCGTCAAGTTAAAAAAAATATGGAGGATGTCCAGAAAGCCGGAAAACAACTCGGAGCCGATTTCAAAAACTTTACTCAAAACGCCTCAAGGCTTGCGCTAGGCGTTGTCGGCGGCGTAACGGCGGCGGCTGCCGGCGTTATGAGCATGGCCAATTCATTTGCTGACGCAGGGGATAAAGTATTAACGGCGGCGGCTGCTACCGGTATTGGAGTTGAAGCGTATCAAGAATTGCAATACGCGCTTGGTCAAAGCGGTGTCTCAGCAGAAACATTTGATTCAGCCTTGCAGAAATTCAATTTGACTGTCCGTCAGGGAGCGGCTGGAAACGCAGCCGCAGCGAGGCAGTTGGAAGAAGTTGGATTATCCGCAGAGAAGCTGTCAAAGCTGGCGCCGGAAGAAGCCATGATGCGCTTGTCTGATTATATGCAGCAGTTGCCGAATGACGCGGAGCGTACCCGTGTTGCCGTGCAATTGTTTGGCAAAACCGCAGGGCCTGAAATGATGGTTGCCTTAAAAGAAGGGAGCACCGCGTTAGCCAATCTCAGGGAAGAATCGAAAACCGCAACATTTACATTTTCCAAAGACCAGGCGGAATTATCCCGGCAATTCCAGAACACAAAGAAAGGGCTTATGGGGGCGTTTGAGAATGTAAAGTTTTCGTTCATAGCCGGTTCTATGGGGCCGGTTACTGAGGCATTAAAAACTTTACAAGAGACTGTATTATCGAGCGTTCCTTCAATATCTGAATTAGGAGAAAGATTCGGTAAGTGGTTAGGTGATATGGTTAAGCGGCTCCCGGAGATAATCGCGAAAATAAAAGAGTTCGGGGCATGGATAAAAAATACCGTGACAAAGGTTATTGATTTTGTCGGCGGTTTTAAGAACCTTTTGAAAATACTCGCGGGGCTTGCTATTGCCCCAACGTTCATAAGCGGATTAAAAGTTGTTTGGTCTTTAGGAAAATTTATTAAGATAACAATGGCGGCGATTGGACCGATATTAAGCGGATTAGCTACAGGAGGCTTTGGGGCTTTAGCGTCTGCGGCTTTGCCGATTATTGGTATCATTGCCGGAATTGCGGCGGCAATAGCCGGGGTTGTTTTGATAGTTAAAAATTGGGAAAAAATTACCGCATGGATAAAAGAGCATAAGGAAGTATTGACGCTTGTGGGGATTGCCGTAGGTACGCTTACGGCCGCAATTATCGCATACAATGTGGCTCAGGCGATTACCAACGCCGGAGGGATAGTCGCAGTTGCAAGAATGGGAGCCCATGCAATCGCGACAGGCGTATTAACAGGCGTGACTACTGTAGCAACAGTGGCAACAACAGCATTCGGAGCGGCTATGGCTTTCCTGACTTCCCCTATTACGTTAGTTGTACTTGCAATAGGAGCCGTGATCGCGATTATTTATTTACTAGTCAAGAATTGGGACAAAGTAAAAGAGGTAGCCGGAAAAGTTTGGGACGCTATCTGTGGGTTTGTAGGAAAGGCAGTTGATTTTATAAAAAATATTTTCGGCAGCGTTGGCAATTTCTTTGGCGGTGTTTGGAATGGTGTCAAGAATGTAGCTGGTAAAGCATGGGAAGGAATAAAAGGCGCGGCAAGTAACGGATGGGAAAACATCAAAAATGGGGCAACGAAAGCTGGCGGGTTTTTGAAAAACAACTGGAAAACTATCGCGATTGGCATGGTAAATCCCTGGGCTGGAGGATTAAAAGCTCTTTATGATCACAATGAGAAATTTCGCAATTTTGTAGATAACACATGGGGAAAAATTAAAAACATTACCGGCGCAGTTTGGGATAAAATGCCCGATGGCGTAAAAGATATATTTATAAAGATTAAGGACATTATAACTGGCGCAATAGAAAATATAAAAAGTATAATCGGTTTATTTACCGATTTCTTTAAGAACGTATTTACTGATCCTATCGGCGCTGTTAAAAATCTGTTTTTTGGCCTAGTAGATGTATTTACTGGGATATTTAATTCCATAAAAGAAAAAATACAATCGTTTGTAAGTTTCTTTACGGATAAGTTTAAAGTTGTCGGTGATGTTATTGGCAGCGTTGGCAATTTCTTTGGCGGTGCTGTAAATGGCGTTAAAAACTTTGTCGGCGGATTATTCGGCCATGCGGAAGGCGGTATATTTACTACCCGGCATATAGCGGAAATTTGCGAAAAGGGACCGGAAGCGGTTGTGCCGTTAAATAAATCGCCTCAAGGTTTTGACATTTGGAAACAGGCCGGAGAACTGGGCGGCTATATGGAGCGCATGGCTAAAACGGCGACAGGAACATCAGGCGTAAGCAGGACGGAAACACCCCCGATAATGCAGGCGGCGGCTCAGAGAATATCCGGGGGGGAAAATATAATTAACGTCGAATTCACTCAAAATAATACATTTACAGGGGGAACACCGGATAAGGAAACTATAAATCAAATATCTGCGGCTGGCGGACAGGCGGCGGATGAACTTAAAGAAAAATTTGAAACGCTAATGGACGAGTTTTTGCGTAACAAGCGCAGAGTGAGTTACGCATGAAGCAGTATAGGGCAGCCCAAGGGGACGTTTGGGATTACATAAGCTGGAAACTTTTCGGGGATGAAGGGTTTACTCATATTTTGCTGGATGCGAATCCGGCATTGCGCCATATAGTACAGTTTGAAAACTCGACAATGATAAATGTACCGGACAGACCGCAGGTCAGGGCGCAGTCATCGGCGAACCTTCCGCCGTGGAAGAGGGTTTAATATGGCAGACTCAAGACGCGCATTTATCAAAGTCGAATATGACGGGAAAGATATTACAGACGCACTATCTGAGACAGTAATCAGCCTTGAGTATGTAGACAAGGCAAGCAATGAAGCCGATGAGTTAACTCTTAATTGCCACGACAGGGAAGGTAATTGGCATAACGAATGGTATCCAAAACTAGGCAAGGAAGGCGACGGTTCTGCCGGCAGCGGTAATTCTGATTATACGGAGATAGCCAAAGCGTTACAAGCCGGCACGAGTGAGGCAAACCTGCAAAGGCTTATAGACGAATCAGATTTGACAGCAGAGCAAGGAAGGGTTTTACAGCGCGTTACCGCTTCTGGCACATGGTCGCAGTTTGCCGCGCAAAATCCGCAATACCGCGGCGAGAGCGGCAAGGTTAAATTAGTTGAAGATATTAAAGCGGGGGTAATAAAATAATGCCTGATAATTTTAGCGACATTACAGCAGATATACGCCCCTCATCCCCCGCGCCTAATAATACTGATACCGGCAGGAATGAAATAATAAATAACGCCGTATCCGGCACAGCCTTGAAGGTAAAAATATGTATCGAAAACTGGAATAACGAAGGGGATTACGATGAGTTAGAGTGCGGCACATTCGAGATTGATACCGTCGATTTTTCAGGCCCTCCAGACAAAGTAACAATTAAGGCGCTTTCAACACCGATTTCGACAGGTATGCGCCGTGAAGAAAAGACACGGGCATGGGAAGATACAACCCTACAGAAGATCGCGCAAGACATAGCGGACGGCGCAAAACTGGAACTGATGTATGAAGTCGAAAGCGACATACAGCTTGACCGTGTAGACCAAATTCAAAAATCTGATATGAGTTTTTTACAAGAGTTATGTACCCAATACGGAGTAGCTCTCAAAGTTACAAGCGACCAGATTGTTTTATTTGAGGAATCGGTTTATGAAGCGAAGGACGCCATAGATTCATTTGATAAAAAAGAAATTGGCAACCGGCTTATTGATTATTCGTTTTCGCAGAATACAGGCGACACGGTTTGTAAAGTGGTATCCAGTTACAAAGACCCTAAAAGCGGACAACTGATAACAGCGACATTTGAGCCTCCGGAACCCCCGGCAACAGGACAGGCGGCGTTAATAAATGCGCGGCCTGGTGATTTACGCGGCGATAATTTCCGTGAGGGCAAAGACACCGCCTCAGAGGATTCGGGCGGAACATTCGATACCGGTTTTATGGCGTTCAATGCTACTGCTGATGATTTTGAGAGCATACGGTCAGACAAATCAGATAACGCCATGAGGCAGGCGAAAGCCATAGCGCGTGAGAGAAATAAATTTGAGTGGATATGCACCTTGAAAATGAAAGGCAACGTAAAAATGGTTGGAGGTGTAAATATAGAACTAACCGGGTTTGGGGTATACAGCGGCAAATACAGCATTGATGAAGCAACGCATAGTGTCGGCGGCGGTTATACAACCAAAGTAAAAGCGCACAGGGTTTTGGTGGGGTATTGATATGGCGGACAAAGGTATACTGCACCAAGGCCAGACATCGGAGCGCGATGTCAACAGCGCGTCAGCCCGTGTAGCAGCGGACGATTTGGGCGGCCTTGTCAGCGGAAAATTGCAGGTTTTATTTCCGGCAATCGGCGGCTGGAATTGTTTTTGGACACCCAAAGAAGGCGACCATGTTGTAATAGTCCGGCAGCCGAACGGACAGGAAGAGGGGTATGTTATAGGAAAAGTTTACACAGGGAATAAAATGCCCCAAGGCGGAGCGCCGAATATCTTTTTATTGGTAAGCGATGACGGAAAAAATGTTATTAGATTTGACGCTGATAAGGGAACGTTTGATTTGGTTGTTGACCAAACAGGAACGGAGAAATTTAATAACCTTGAAATTCAGGTACATGAAAATAGAAATACTGAAATAGGCATTGATGATGATTTGCTGATAGAGGGAAACCAAGAGACAATAGTTGTCGGCAGTTCAAAACATACATCTGCCGATACTGATATGTTTTCAGACGCGCCTATCGGGTTAGAGGGAACAAATACATTGTTAGGCGCAGACGTTCTACAGATATTTTTTGATGATGTTATAGCGGCTGTTACCCGAAACCCCATTATTATCCCTCCGGTCCCATTGCCTCCCGGCGCTCCGGTTCCTCCCGTTCCCCCGATTATCAATATGCACTTGAAAGGGGTGTGGGACGATATAGTCAAGGCCGCGAATAAGGCGAAAGCCTCATGCGCAAAGGCATTAAAGTAGGGGGTTATTGTGGCGCTTAATAAAACGACTATGGCCCAATTACGGGTAGCCAAACTGGCGGCTACTTATCCCAATATACCGATGAGCGGCGACGTATACACCGAAATGATCAAATACTTTGAGGCTGACAGCGAGGGGATAATCGCAGAGTTTACGGCAAACGCGGTAGTACAGCCCGGCAGTTTTACTACTCCGTCTGGCGGAAATGTAACAGGCGCAGGGACGGTGACGTGATGTTGATAGGATCATGGGGACCGCTAATTTTTGAAGTCTCAGGCATTGGCGCGTTAACCTTTTCGGAAATCACTCAAGACTCGTCTGGGCGGTGGGTTACGCATGAAACTATAAATGCCGCTCCAATATCAGAGTTTTTAGGTCCGGGTCAAGATAAAGTAGAAATGAGAATAATTCTGTCAAGAATGCTGGGAGTAGACCCAAGCGTTAATTATGAATTATTAAGGCATTTGATCCGCAGGGGGAAGAATTTCCCGTTAATTTTGAGGGGAATTCCTTTGTCTGGAAATCTTTGGTATATCGAAACCCTAAATGGAAACTCAAATTTTTTCGCTCCCGGAACAGGCGAAATTTTATTGATGGAAATATCATGCCAATTTAAGGAGTATAGGTAAATGGAACAATGGGTAACGCTGGATTCAGATTCATTGCCAAGCCAAATAGTATTTGGTTTAACAGGTTTCCTTGAAGTTATGCAAAATGTCAGGACTATTTTAACTACCCGAAAAGGCACTCAGCCGCTTGACCGTGATTTTGGTATTTCACATGACTTTTTAGACAGCCCTGTTTTACAGACAAGGGCAAAAGCAGAACAGGAATGTTTTATGGCCCTAAGAAAATATGAACCAAGGGCCGTACTCAGACAAATAAAATGGGACGCTGATATAATCAGCGGCAAATTCTGGCCGGAAGTTTTAATCCAGGTGGTGTTGTAATGAGTTTTGAAAATTTTCAATTTACGCAAGATGACGCGCGGGTACTGGCTGATAAACTAAAAGATTTGTATGAGGCGATCCGCAGGGAGAATGGCGAGTATGGGTATCGGATGGCATTGGCGTCGCCTGAGCGGTTGCTTCAGTTGGCACAAGCCCAGATATTGGCACAAGTGAATCATGACATAGACTATACCGGCAAAAGCAATTTATTATTTTTCGCTGATGAAAGCACTGCTGAATATATCGGGTATTTATACGGAGAGCGCGGCAAACGGCTGTCAGGGTCATACGCGCTTACAACGTTACGCTATACGCTTTCTGTTGAACGCAGTGTAAAGACTATTATTGCAAGAGGCTATCGTGCAACCCCGGATAACAAGATATTTTTCGCAACACTGCGTCCGCTGGAAATACCGCCAGGGGAATTATACGGCGAAGTTGAAGCGCAATGCCTCATTCCCGGAACTATTGGTGACGGTATCGGCATCGGCGAAATAAAAAACATGGTCGATTTAGTTCCGTTTGTCGCTTCGGTAGAAAATGTAACGCCTTCAACTGGCGGAGCTGAGGAAGAAAGCCTTGAAGCGTATAAGGCGAGATTGCGGATGTTGCCCGAATCGTTCTCAGTAGCGGGGCCTGACGGCGCGTATGAGTTTTGGGCAAGGACGGCAAACCCTGGAATAGTGGACGCCAAAGTATGGCAGCCGGAACTTGACATGGAATCATTTGCGGAATTTCTTGCGCCGTGGGGCATAACGGACGCGGCAGGATTTTATACGGCAATAGGCAATTACTACCGGGAAAGCGGTACGGGGCCGGGAAATGTAGACGTAACAGTTTTATTGAAGGACGGCGAATTGCCGTCTGAGGAAGTTTTGACTCAGGTAAAAGAAACCTTGAGCGAAAAAACGCGCCGGCCATTAACAGATTTTGTTCATGTAGTAGAGCCTTCCCCCATCGAGTTTAATGTGGAGTTACAATACTGGATTGAACTGGAAAGGGCAACAGAGGCAACGTCAATAATAGAAGCCGTTAACAGGGCGGTTGATCAATATATCGCATGGCAAAAATCACGGCTGGGGCTGGATATTCTGCCGGACATACTTCACAAGCTGATTATGGACTGCGGAGTAAAACGCTTAGTTATTACAGAGCCGGTATTCACGGTATTAAAACCGAATGAGGTAGCTCAATTCGGCGGAAATAAAACAGTAACGTATGAGGGGTTAGAGGACGCATAATGGATTTAAGTAATTTTTCCATAATAAATATAATGCCTCCCAACCTGGCCGCAGATAAAAATATTAAAATGCTGGCGGATGCGTTTGACGAAACATTGCGAAAAATAATAAATAAAATTCCCGATGTTGCAATAATACCCAATCTGGTATTAGACAGGATTGTAA